TGAGAAGGTTATTAATTCAAATATGACACTTCTTAATAATTCTAACTTAACTCCGCCTACAATTCAATATCCTTCATATACTGTACAAGGCACTGATTTGACTATATATCCTGCTACAATAAGCAATAAGGGTCAGGTTCAAGCTACTTATTTTAGGTTTCCTAAGGTGCCTAAATGGACATATATAACACTTAGTAATGGTGAACCTATATTTGACCAATCACAGTCTGACTATCAAGATTTTGAGCTGCCTCTTGAAGATGAATATAAATTAGTTACAAGGATTCTTCAATATTGTGGTATATCTATTCGTGAAACGCAGGTTACACAATTTAGTATGACCAAGGAGCAACAAGAAAATAACCCATAAAAAATAAGATATGGCATATATATCACAGTATCAATACTACGAGAATGGGGGTGTTACTCCCGAGGACGCCAATTGGGGTTCGTATCAATATGTTAGTTTACAAGACATTGTAAATAACTTCTTATTAATGTACTCAGGAAACCATTCATTGGTTAACAATGAGGAGCGTTATAAAGTATTATTTCACGCTAAACGTGCTATTCAAGAGTTAAACTACGATGCATTTAAAGAAATTAAAGTATTGGAGCTTACGGTTCCTGATATGTTGAGATATATATTACCTTCTGATTATGTGAATTGGGTACGTGTTTCATTATACAAAGACGGATGGTTACGTCCATTGTCTGAGAATATTCAAACGCTTTCATCTAAAGCGTACTTGCAAGATAATACGGGTCGTATTTTATTTGACCAAAACGGGAATGCATTAAGTCCTCAGTATTCTGAGATTGACTTTGATAGATTGACTAAAACTAAAAAAAGTATCTACTTAAACCAAGGCAATCAATTTAATGGTGAATTAGGTTGGAACTATGATGGAATGTGGTATTTTGAAGGCAACATTGGAACTGCTTATGGATTAAATACAGAGACAGCTAATTTTAATCCTACATTTAATATTGATAGAAAAGCAGGAGTTATTAACTTTGACTCGTCAATGTCAGGTGAGTCTTGTATTCTTGAATATATTTCTGATGGTATGGAAGGCGGAGACAACTCTTTAATTACGGTAAACAAGTTATTTGAAGCATATATTTATGCCGCAATTGAATATGAAATACTAAGTTCTAAACTTGGTGTTCAAGAGTACATCGTTGCTCGTGCACGTAAGAAGAGAAGAGCGTTGTTAAGCAATGCAAAAATAAGAATTAGCAATATTCATCCGGGCAGACTCTTGATGAACTTAAGAGGATTGGACAAGCAAATAAAATAAAATGGCAAAATTCACGAGGAACTTTACGGCAGGTAAGATGAACAAGGTTATAGACCAACGCCTATTACCTGAAGGAGAGTATATTGATGCTATGAATATTAGAATGGGTTCTACAGAGAACTCAGAGATGGGGGTTATTGAAAACACAAAAGGTAATATACCTCTTACTTCATTAGCGTATATTGACGGAACTCCACTTAGTTCATCTGCAAGATGTATTGGTGCATTGCAAGATAGTGCTAATGAGACTATCTATTGGCTTATACACGACCCAAATTTCTCAGAAGGTGCTACAGGTAAACTTGACTTGATTGTTTCTTTTAATGTCTATACAAATGTATTAACCTATCACGTTATCTCTATTGATGATGGTGGAGGTGTTAATACTACGTTAAACTTTAATCCAAGTTATTTAGTTACCGGTATTGATATATTAATTGATTTGTTTTTCTTTACTGATGATTATAATGCTCCGAGATGTATGAACATCAAAAGAAACTATCCTAATCCAATTGGAAACATAGACCAAATCACAGCAGAATCTTTACTTGTTATTAAAAAGCCACCGGTAGAGTCACCGAAGGTTGAGCCTATTGTGACTAATGGTCAAGAAAATTTTTTAAATACAAGATTTATATGTTTTGCATATAGATATAGATATATAGATGGAGAGTATAGCGCTACTTCTCAATGGTCTCAACCTGCTTTTGTTCCTAATCCTTTTAGCTTTAGTGCTGAAAGTTTTTTGAACGATGGTATGACTAACTTTTGCAATTCTGCTATAATTACTTACAACTCAGGCAGTTCGCTTGTAGTTGGTTTAGATTTATTATTTAAAACTGCAGATGGTAATGTTATTAAAGTAATTGAGAAACTTGACAAGTCTAATTTAGGACTTGCAAATGATACTGAGTATCAATATACTTTTACTAATAGTAAAATATTTACTGTATTGTCAGAAGCAGAATTGCTTAGATTGTACGACAACGTACCAAGATTTGCAAAGGCTCAGACTATTATGGGTAATAGATTGATGTATGGTAACTATGTAGAGGGTTATGATTTAATAGACCAATATGGTGCTCCTGTTAAATTTGAGTACACGACTGATTTAATATCAACACCTATAGGTAACACAAACATAAATGATGGGGTTGATTCAGGTAACTATTCAATTGATGGAAGTGAAACAGTTGCTAATGCAGTTGTTACATTTGATTTAGGAGGTCAAAATTTAGTTTCAGGCTCTGCAATTAATTTAGATGTTACTATAACACACGCTCAGTTTACGGGTGATACGCCTTTTCCAACTGAAACAACAGATATAGTTAGATTGAACTTTGCATTTTTCTTAGCTACTAATTACACATCAGTGTATCAGTTAGCTACAAGTGTTGAGTTTCAAAATGCAGTTGGTACTGCAGCCAATATTCAAACCATTTCAAATGCTTGTAATGGTACAACTTTTACAGATGCATTTAACTGTGCTATACCAAATAACTTAGATGCTTTAATAAAAAGTGGTAGTGGTGTAAGTGCGGTTGGTCAAGGGATTAATATTATTACAAGTCCAAGTAGCACTGAAATTGGTCTTCAATTGCCTGCTATGAGATACGTTAATAGCTTAAGTTCACCAACTCAAACGGTATATGAATACTATGAGGTTACGTTAGCTCAGGCAACATTCCAAGAAATTGCTAATCCTCAGAGTTTGCACAGCAATAGAGATTATGAGATTGGTATAGTTTATATGGATGATTTTAATAGAGCAACAACTGCGCTTGTAAGCCCTAATAATACAGAGCATATACCTTGTGGTTTTTCTGCTAATAAGAACTCTATTCAAGTAACAATACCTCCAACTCAATTGCCGCCTGTTTGGGCTACAAGATATAAGTTTGTTATTAAGCCTGATGAAGAAAATTATGAGACAATTTATTGTACCATATTCTTTGAAGACCCATTAACAAATAATGCTTACTTCTTACTTGAAGGCGAGAATGCACGTAAAGTAGAAGCAGGAGATAGATTGATTGTAAAGGCTGACTCAAATGGTGCTACGACTTCTTGTGTGTATGCAACTGTGCTTGAAAAATCATCTCAAACTGCAAACTTTATAGAGATACCAAGTGAATTAGACCCTGAGGTGTTTATACCAATTCCTGCGGGAGTTTATATGAAAATTAATCCTAATAGTTTTAGTATTGTTCAGGATGAATTAGCTGTAATAGCACCGGGAAAGGTTACGGTTACTTCCCCAAGAGGTGGAAATTATCCTATTCTTTTTTATCCAATGAATAGATATGACTCAGCTACTTCTGCTTGGGTAGATTATGATGTACCTGCAGGAAGCAGAATTGTAATGTACATAAGGCAATCAAGAGGAGGCGTTGGAAACGATTGTGAAGAAAGAAGAAACTTATTAGAAAAAACATTTGTATCAGCAAATGCATATGATAATATGTATGATTGGTTTGTTGGAGAAGACATAGCTCAGTTTTTAAATGATGGTATAAGATATGCAGGAGGCGGTCAGTGTATTCCTGATAATGAGTTTATTACATCAATTACTAATACTGCAGGTTCTATATCAACAAGCATATGTACAAATTATTATAGATTCTATAGAAATAACACAGTGGGTAATCCTAATTATAATCAATTACAATTGATGGTAACAGGAACTTTACCTTGTACGGGTTTGAATTTCCCAAATGCAAGAGCATCTACTGTTGAAGTTAATATAACGGTATTTCGTTCTGATAAGAATTTAATATTTGAAACTCAACCTTCTGAGGCATTGCCTGACGTGTTTTTTGAAAATGAAATGTCATTTGCTATAGTAGATGGTAATCATTTAGGAAATATTCAAGACCAAAATATAGGAACAGGAACGCCTGCCATTGTTGACACTAAATTTTTTAACTGCTTTTCTTTTGGTAACGGAGCAGAAAGTTATAAGATTAGAGACTCAATAGTAGGTAACTCATTCAATCTTGGTAACAGAGTTACAAGTGTATCAGCTCAAGATTATAAGGCAGCAGATAGATTTGCTGACATTACATATAGCGGAGTATTTAGTGCTGAATCAAACGTAAATAAGCTAAATGAATTTAATTTAGGTTTAATTAACTATAAAGTTTGTGAGCCTTCTTTTGGAGCTATTTATATGATGGATGGTCGTCAAACAGATATTCTTTTATTACAAGAAGATAAAATTTCGTACGTTTTAGCAAGCAAAAATTTAATTTCTGACTCCACAAGTGGTGGAGTTATAGCATCTGTCCCTGAGGTATTAGGCACGCAAATTGCTCGTAGCGAGAAATATGGTATTAGCTTTAATCCTGAGAGTTATGTTCAATGGGGATATGATAGATATTTTACTGATGTTAAGCGTGGAGCAGTTATTCAATTAAAAGGTGACTCATACTCTAAAGACCAATTAGTAGTTGTATCTGAAATGAATATGAGAACGTGGTTTAGAGATACTTTTAATGAGTCTTTTAATACTCAGAAGATAGGAGGATTTGACCCGTATATGAATGAATATGTATTGTCAAGCAACGAAGTAAATTTACCTGACAATCCTCAGTGTTTGCAGTGTGGTATCTCTCAGACCTTTAGTTTGACAACGCTTCTCGATGAAGAAAAGTCTACTCAGTTTTGTGTTGATTTTGGACCTACTGTTGGTACAACTGATATTGATTACAGCGTTTCAGCTATAAGCACAGGTGCCGAATTTGAAATAGTAGTTGAATATGATGGAGTTACAGAGACTACAGGATGGGTAAGCGAAGGAGGTACATTAACTTTTAATAAGAATAATGTATCTGTGGAAGTGGCTAATATTACTATTAATTATATTGGTGATATAACGCTAAATGTGCTTTCAAATTGTACAAATACAGTTGCTCTTACTATTATTCAGGTGGTTTTAACCAATGACTATGATTCAGGGAATACTATTCATACTCAATATAGATATGTAGATGGAACATACGTGTCACCATTGCAATCAAGTCTTGTGACTTTTGCATCAGGCACTACTAATCCTCTTGTATCAAGATATAATGTTACTACTAACTTTGTAGGAACAGGAGCGTTTCCTCCTTCAGGTAGTACGCTTAGATTAATTTCTAATCAATTTGCTACTGATACATTTGTATTTAATCCCGTAACAGACAAGTTCAAATACTTAATGTCTGATACTGTTTATGCAAATAATACCACTGATATTAATGCTTTATTAGCAGTAGCTACTACAGCTACTCCAAATCAAGGAGGAGGTACAAATAATTACGCTGAGTTTACGGTACCTACATTAGAGAACAATTTGTATCTAATATGGGATTTTAGGGCTTCTACAGCCGTTACATTGTGCTACTCTGATGAAAGTATAGGAGATGTGTGTTGCGGTTGTGATGAGCCTGTAATAGAGTCTTATGACTGCGAAAGCGGTAATTGTGTAGACCCGGGTGATGGCACAG